GTAAAGTAAATCCGCCCGTTTGGGCTTAACTTTAACGATACAGGAGATCCGTATGGATACCCAAATGTCTGCGTTCGATGTTTGTCGAGCCTACATCGCTGACAATGCCAACGTTATTACGAATGAAGAGTCCGTCATCTTGCTTGGAGCGATCCGAGCAAGAGATTGGAACTCCGTAATACGTAAAAGTGCTGAAATGGAGGGAGATAGCATTACCCTCTGTCGACGTAAAGCCTTTCGTCAGATCGGCGCGTTCTTTAAGAAGAACGTTGCCTTCCGCAATGCTGGCTATTGTGAAACAGAAGCAAACCTCGCTTTTAAGCGAGGGGAGCAACTATGCACAATCACCAACAAACGTCTAGATCATTTTTATACGCATCGCGATCGTCTCGATCCCGATATGCGTTTAATGATTCGACGTGCGGAACACTACATTCGTAGTGTCCTTGGCGACTTTAAGTCGTTTCAATCAGAGATTCCTTTCCGATTGAAAATCACCGCTGGCGCAACAGTACTGCACAAACGAGAAGACAGCATACCGGCCCTGCGTTTTCGCAGGACGGTAGATGTCGGACCAAGGGCTGAGGCGTATGTTAAGACGGCGTACCAGTTTTTCGGGTACCCTGTCCCACGCACACGTATTGTCCCTTGGAATCGTTTGACTACAGTGCCTAAGAATTGTAGAACGGACAGGATGATAGCGTGCGAGCCAGTCGGGAATATTCCCTTCCAGCTTGCATTCGACTCATACTGCAAAGATCGGCTCCGCTTACGCGGAATCGATCTCCGTTCTCAAACTAGAAATCAGACCCTCGCACGCCAAGGAAGTATCGACGGTACATACAGTACTATAGATCTTTCGATGGCAAGCGACACTATGGCGTTCAATACCGTCGCATGGCTTTTACCAAAGCCGTGGTTCGATTACTTGAACGATCTTCGGTGCACTCATTACTCGTTAAACGGAGAAAACCCCGATAACGGTAATTGCCTGGTAACAGGCAAGTATGCTAAGTTTTCCTCTATGGGAAATGGAGCTACTTTTGCACTTGAGACTCTGATTTTCTCTAGTCTAGCGTATGCTGCTGGTTCGCGCGATCTGTGTTGTTATGGTGACGATATCATTATCGAAACCGAGCACGTGGATCGTTTGTACCAGCTTTTACGCTTCTTCGGATTCGTTCCTAACATAGATAAGTCTTTCTCTACCGGACTCTTTAGGGAGTCTTGTGGAGGAGATTATTATGGTGGAGCGGAGATAACTCCGTTCTATATTAGAGATGAGGCTTCTTGGGATTTACCCAACCTCGTCCATAATATTAATGGCCTCGCGGCCATTTCACCCTATGGGGAGCTTTGGAAGTATCTTCTCGACATAGTTAAACGTCGGAATTTACCCCTAGTTCCTTGGAACGAAAATAGCACGTCGGGAGTTTTCATTACTCCCCATCATGCTTATCAACGAAGTCTATTTCAACGTCGTCGGGACGGAAGGCAACGCGTTCTAGCGTATACCAACTGTTCCGAGCTGCTTCATATACATGATAGCAGGGCTCTGGCTCTTTGGTTCTTGCGAAAGCAAGTCCAAGGGCCAGGTGATACAGCCACGTTTGTAGAGACTAGTAGGCACACCACTTCGGCACGGCGGTTCCGCCGGAAGTGGGTGGATTGGCATATGCCAACCATGGGCAGTCAGGGAGACCTTTTTGGTTTCTCTGAACTGTTACTCCGCGAAAGCTGAGTAGCAGGTCGAGGTCATGGATGACCTGTCGAG